ATATGGTTCAGATGGTTACGGTGCTTCTTTAGGTTCTGCATATGTTATGAAAAGAATTAACAATATGTCTAAACCAGATGATATGATTGTAGCTTCATACGTAGGTAGACCTGAATCACAAGATGAATATAACTATAACTTATTTTTACTTGCTCAGTATTACAATGCACGTATAGGATTTGAAAATGATAGGGGAGAAGTTATACCTTATGCTAAACGTAAAAAGCTTTTACATTATTTATTACCAGAAGCTGAGTTATTTGACAAAACCTCTGGAATAAGAATAAAAAAACTAAATAGAACTTATGGTACGTCTATGGGATCTAAGCAAAGAAAAAATCAAGCAGAAATATATTTAAGAGATTGGTTAAAAACACCAAGAGGACAGCAAGAAAATGGAGAAAGAAAATTAAATCTGCATTATATCTATGATATTGCACTTATAGATGAATTAATTAAATATAATACTAAAGGGAATTTTGATAGGGTATCAGCTCTATTAGTTGGAATGTTTCATATGAAAGATCTCTATAATAAAGAGTTCGAGGCAGAAATGGAGCAAACTGAAGATTCTTTTTTTAATCGTAAATTTTTTACGTAGTTTTGTAAAGATATGAGTAGAATCCCGAAACAAAAAATTCCTCGTAGTCGAAAGACTAAAGAATGGGGGAAAAATACAATTGAAGCTTTTATAGACAGGAGCTCTTTTTCCAGTCAGCACAAAGCCCAATTGCATAACTACTACGACGCATATAACGGAAACTTAGTTGAAGCAGATTACAACTACGTTACAAACCCGTACAATTCTGAAAAACATAAAGTAAAAGGATTCCCTGCTAAATTACGAAGCTACAACATTATTAAACCTGTTGTAGATTTATTATTAGGGGAAAAATCTAAAAGACCTTTTGCTCATCAGGTTGTTATCCGTAATTCTGACATGAAGGATAATCAACAAATACTATTACAACAAGAGCTTAAGAAATACCTAGAACAAAAGTTTATTAATGAACTTAATCAAATGGGTATGGATACAGGAGAGCCTTCTCAAGAGCAAATGCCATTAGAAGAGTTGAAAGAAGAAATTCTTACTAACTACAAAGATGCAAGAGCTATTATGGGACAAGAGGCTTTAGATTATATGATAGATAAACTAGAACTACCGGATCATTTACAAATGGGGTTCTTTGACTGGTTAGTTTCTGGTGAAGTCTATTCGTATAAGGACATTTGTATGAATGAGGTAGAATATGAAATAGTATCACCATTAGATTTAGATTACGAAAAATCTCCGGACATTCAGTTTATTGAAGACGGTGATTGGGCAATCAGAAGAAAGATGATGAGTGTTAATGCTATTGTAGATTCTTTTTATGACGTTTTAAAACCAGATGAAATAGATAGACTAGAAAATCCTAGTGGTAAAACACTTAATGGGATTTTATCTCCGTTTAACAGAGATTCAAGATCTATGGATACTGAGCGATTTGCTGAGGTACTACATGTAACATGGAAATCATTTGCTAGAATAGGAATTCTAACCTACTACGATGAAGTAGGTCAAGAACAACAAATGATAGTAGATGAGAAATATAAATTAGATTCAGATAAAGAAGAATCTATTGAATACTACTGGGTTAACCAAGTTTGGGAAGGGTATAGAATAGACGGAGACATTTTCGTTAATATTCGTCCCCATCAAGTACAAAGAAACGAAATGTCAAACTTATCCGTTTGTAAGCTCCCTTATAACGGTCGTATCTACTCAAATCGACATTCAGATCAAATATCCGTCGTTTCGATGGGGGTACCTTACCAAATTTTATATAATATCTTCCACTATAGATTAGAGCTTTCTATTGCTAAGAATAAGGACAAGATCATGTTAATGGAAATGAATACAATTCCTAAAAGACATGGTTGGGACGAAGAAAAGTTTATGTACTACGCAGACGCGATGGGATATGCTTTTATAGATTCTACAGCAGAAGGTAAAAGAGGGGAAGCTGTTACGTTTAATCAATTCCAAGTATTGGACATGAGTTTAGGTCAATACATAGCCGCTCAGTTTCAATTGCTTCAGTCTGTTAAACAAGAATGGGAAGAACTCATTGGTATATCTAGACAGAGAAAAGGACAAGTGCAAGCATCTGATGGTATTGGAGCCACAGAAAGAGCCGTTTTCCAAAGCTCTGTTATGACAGAAGAATTGTTTAGACGTTTCGATAAATATGTAGAAAGAGAGTTTAATGGGCTTCTTGATACATCTAAAGTTGCATGGAAAGACGGAAAGAAGACACAATACATTACGGGAGACTACAGAGAGGCTATATTAGATATAGATGCTGAATTATTCCAAGAAGCAGAATATGGTGTGTTTGTTAAAAACAATTCTATTGAAAATGATAAAATACAACAGTTAAAACAACTTACATTATCATTTGCACAAAATGGATCACAACCTGGAACAATTGCAGAGATATTAGACTCTAGTAATTTTGCACAAATAAAAGAAAAGCTAAATGAAGTTGATGCTGCTGAAAAGAAAATACAAGCAGCGCAACAACAACAAGCACAGCAAATGCAATCTGAGCAATTACAAGCTCAACAAGCAATCGCGCAAGCAGCTCAAGAATTTGAAGCTACTCAAAACCAACTTGACAGAGATAATAAAATTGAAGTCAAAGAACTTGAAATTGCAGCTAAAACTGTAGATCAAGATATGAATAACAATGGCATAAATGATGCAGTAGATCTTGAAAGGGTTAGAATCGAAAGAGACAAACTATCACAAAAAGAAAGAGAAATGCAATCAAAAGAACGCCTTGAAAACAAGAAATTAGACCTTCAGAAGAAGGCATTAAGTAAGAAATCAACATAAAAAGACTCTATATAAACACACACAAAAGTTTAGTTTTTATATATTGAAATTTAGTATAATTTAATTAATTTTGACATGAGTAAAGAAGACAACTTAGATCTATCAAAGATTAGCGTAAGCGAACTTTTAGACGACCAGCAAATCCCAAGTACAGAAACTACAGAAGAAACATCAGAAGCCGTAGAAACTGAAACTCCTACTAGTGAAGAGACATCTGAAGAAACTACAGAAGAAACATCTGAAGATATTCAAGAAGATGCTACAGAATCAGAAGAGCCTAATGATAGTTTGCAAGAAGATGCAGATTCATCATTAGAAACAGAATTACAAGCAGAAGAAACAGAAGCTAGTATTATATCTACTCTTAAAGAAAGATTAGGATATGAAATAGAAGGAGATTTTGAAGATGACTACGATGGCATAGCCGGTTTAACTAAAGCTATGGCAGAAAAAATTGCTGAAGAGCAATTTAGATCTGTGTTTCAGTCGTTTCCTGATATCCAGGAATATTTAAATTACAGAGTATCTGGAGGTGATCCAGACAAGTTCTTTAAAGTAGCAGCAAAAGAAATAGATTTTGCAAAGCTTTCTTTAAACAAAGAAGACAAAGGAATGCAACGTAAAGTTGTAGAAAGTTTTATGCAGATGCAGGGTTTTGAAGCAGAAGAAATAACTGAAGCAATTCAAGATTATGAAGATGCAGGTCTTTTATTAAAGAACTCTGAAAGAGCTGTTAAGAAATTAGCAGCACATCAAATAAAACAGAAAGAGTCTTTAGTACAAGAACAACAAAAGCAGGCACAGGAGACTGCAAAACAAACTCAAGAAACTTGGGGTCAGATTGGATCTATAATTAACAAAGGTAGATTAAGAGACTTTACAATTCCTGAGAGTGACAAAAAGAAGTTTTATAGTTGGATGGCAACGCCGGTAGATAACAACGGAAGAAGCCAGAGACTTATAGATAGAGAAAAATTAGATCAAGAGTCAATTCTAGCAATGGAATACCTTATGTATAAGGGACTTGATATATCTAAATTAGTAAGCGCCAAAGTAAATACAAAGCAAGCGGCAAGTTTGAAATCTAAATTGAAATCAAGCAAACCGACAGCTTCTAGAAGAATGAAAGGCAATAAAGGAGGGTATAACAAGACTAGCAATGGTCGACCTAATATTCCAACTTTAGACAAGCTATTAGGCTAAACGCAAATTTTTTAATTTTAATCTTTAATATTTATTTATCATGGCAGCAGACAACGCAAAAAGACTTCGTTTATACGAAGATTTCTTCAACGCCGAAGGAATGACAGATGAGAACTCGTTAGCGAGCGCTCTTCTTACTCAGCCTGATGTACTATCACCTGTGATCACTCACTTAGCAGGAAAAGAAGATAAGAGGTTTCCTCTTTCTTTTCTTACTGAAGGAACTGGTTCAGTAAAGTATATCAATGACATTGAGTACGATTATCCAGTAATGGGTAGACTAAACAAAGCAGTTAGATCCAGTGCATTAGTTTCTGGAACAGGTGCAAATTACACACGCTTTAAAGTAGCATTTGATAGCAAATGGTTTATCAAACAATACATTATTGAAAGTGAAAATGGAATCCAAGCAAGAGTAATGGATGAGCCTTATGAAAACGCAAGTGGACAGTGGGTTTATACTTTACAATTAGTTACTGCAGATGAAAGCGATTCAATCGGAGCATCTGACGTAGCTGGAAAAAACTGGGTACAATTATTCGCGCCAACAGCGATCTCTGGATCAGTTGGTAATGAGAGCAATTGGGTTGCTCCATCTAAAATGAGAAATCAAATTTCTCTTATCAGAAAGTCTTACCGTTATGAAGGTAATGCTCCTGATAGAGTTGTAAACTTTGAGTTTAACGTAGACGGTAGAAAAACTGCTTTATGGTATGACTTCGAAGAGTACCAACACATGTTAAGATGGAAAGAAGAAACTGAATACGCTCTTTGGTATTCTAAATACAACAGATCTTCTGAAGGTGTTATTCACATGAAAGACGACAACGGAAAACCAATTCCACTTGGTTCTGGTGTATTAGAGCAGATTCCTAACGTAGATACTTACTCTACATTAACAGCTACAAAAATCAAGTCTGTAGTAAGAGATGCATTATATGGTGCTTCTGATGCTCAGGACATGAACATTGTATTGTTTACAGGTTTAGGTGGTATGGAAGAATTCGATAACGCAATGAAATCTGAACTAAGTTCTGGTACTTATATCAAGAACACAGATCCTTCTAACTTTGTTACAGGGTCAGGTTCAACATTGCAATTAGGAGGTTTCTTTACTTCATACAGACATATTGATGGTCACACAGTAACAGTGAGACATTTACCTTTATTTGATCATGGTGCAAGAGCATTGAATAGTCCAAAACACCCAGTGACTGGATTACCAATGGAATCTTATAGAATGATTTTCTTAGACATGTCAACTTACGATGGTGAAACCAACGTACAGATGGTATCTAGAAAAGGTAGAGAATTAGTAAGATGGGCAGTTGCAGGTGCTTCAGTACCTCCAGGATTCAACAGCGGTAACTCTTTAAGAGCTAACGACGTTGATGGTGCATCAGTTCACTTTATGAAAGAATGTGGTATCGCAATTAGACGAGCTACAAACTGTCTACACTTAGAATGTGTAAAATCATAAATTTATAAGCAGTCGGGGGGAGTAATACTACTTCCCCTTTACTGTTTTGTTTAACATAGAAAATAAAATCATGAGTTCAAGAAAAGTAGTTTTAAAACGAAAAGCTAACGCAACAAATTTACCGGAACACGTTTATGCAG